TTAATATATGATGGTCTTTTCTTTCCTTTTGTATCAATGCCAGCTTGGTAGCAGAATAAGGACCTCTTGCCATTACCTTGAATTTCTGTTTTTCCACCATTAAACTTTAAGGTTGTCCACTTTCCCCTTGGAATTTTTTGTATTTCTGTAGACTTATATCTAATGGAATCTGAGGCACTTGCTGGTGTTGCCTGAGCAAAAACTAATAATACTGAAAATATAGAGGCTAAAAACTTTTTGTACATATAACAAGACTATCAGAGATCTTGTTTTAATCAAAAAGTACGTTGTCCCCTCGGAGAGATTCGAACTCCCGACCTGTAGGGTAGAAACCTATTGCTCTATCCACTGAGCTACGAGGGGAATCAGCTTGCCATGCCATAAAACATGTGGGAGTATATGCAACTGACAAACACATACTGCTAGTTAAACAACTATGCTTTTACTATGCACTAGAAGCAGAGTGAGAATTTATGTGTTCTCTTTCATCTATGATCTCATAAGAGAACTTAATTAGAGCCCTTTCGTTTGAAGCATAATGGTGTCCACAAAAATAAAGTTCTCCCGAAACACCCTTTACCAAGATAAAGGCTTGTGCTCCACAACGGTCACATCTATCTGCAATTTTTAATTGTCGCTCTACTGTTTCCATTACTTCCATTATACTCTCCTCATGTGTCATTTTATAAGAGGCAGGAAGGAGCTATCCGATTGGAGTAACTCCTTCCCACCAAGCTCTTCCTGATGGATTCGAACCAACAACCCTTCGATTAACAGTCGAATGCTCTGCCGTTGAGCTAAGGAAGAAGAGTGGTAGAGATAGGAATCGAACCTACACAGCTAAGCGTTTGATTTACAGTCAAAGGGGCTCACCACCTGCCCAACTCTACCAATTTTTAATTATAGGTACCATGTTACACTATAGAACTGTTTTTGTCAAGATAATTTTATTGTTCTTTATATTTTTTTTCTAGTTCAATTCTAGAAATTTCTTCTAGCATTAGAATTTCTTCTTGGTCTAAATCTACATTCATGTCTCTATAATTGAACGTACTGTAGGTTGGGACTACAACCCAATCTCCCTCATTGTTCATGTTCATTTCAAGAAGACCCTTCTGCCACAAACTAAATATTACTTCATTTGTAACTGATAGATGAGCATCAAAAAGATCTGGGAAGTCTCTTATCATTTTCTGAGTCATTCTATAAAGAGGCTCTCCGTTGTAATCCATACCGATTACTTCCATGTATCCATTTTGCAGCATAAACATAAAGACTTCGTGAACATCATCATCTTCAATCTCAAAGTCGTCATCCATTAAATTATTCCCATTCCGCTAAGAAAGCTTGCAATTTCATCTGGCATATCATCTGGATTCCTTCTAGGAACCTGAGTTACTTTTATGTTTGCATTCTCGTCTACTGCATTACGAAGGTCTTTCCATGTATGTACTTCAATTTCTTTTAATCCAATTTGTTTTGATGTTCCCGAAATGGCATTGTATATTGCACCACAAACCGCATCGGACAAATCCTTAGATCCTTTTCTTGGGTGATCTACCTTATCACGAATGATGCGTAATTGCAATAGCTCGTCTGTAAGAATTTTAATTGCTGGTCCAATTACTCTTTCCTCTGCAATAATCATAGCCATATCTTCGTAATGCTTTTTTGCAACAGAAAGAGTTTCAGAGTTCATGCCCTGACCCTTAAGCTCATTCATAATATCAAACGAGTTCCATCTATCAAAGGTTACCTTGCGAACATTAAATCCTCTTGCCCTGAGCTCTAAAATATAGTTCTTTACATCCTTAAACTCAACCGCCTTGTCTGCAGTAGGGGTCCACCATCTAACAGCATCTACAACAACAAATGGATTTACTACATCATAGTCATTAAAGCTGGAAACCTTTACCCATTTATCAACGTGTGCCATTGCAACCGCACAGTGGTCATGCTTTTGTGCAAGGTCAACATGGATGAAGTACTCTTTATTTTCTTCTGGCTGGAACCACTCAGCAAATCTTCCGACCTCATCTACTGCGTTCGATGGAAGCCTAAAGCATGATTCAATTTTTTCTTTTGATCTAAAGAAAGCATCTTGGGCATCTGGAGGCATACAAGCAAAACGTGATAAAGCATCAATCGGGTTCTTATAAAACTGTAGTTTAAAGTCTTCTATACTTCTTGTTGGGTTAACTTCCCAGGTTGGACGTTTTAGTGAAAATACTTTTGGATACCTATAAGCCAGAATCTCATCTTCTTCCCATTCTATAGAGAACAGGTTGTCTGGATCGCTATCATCTGCCATATCGTCAAGCTTAAACTTATAATCCCTTATATGTACATTTTTACTAGCAATAGACTCATTGTATTTTTGTTGAATATAATCATTCTTATATCTAGGAAAAGAAAGCAGAACAACTTTTCCAAAATCTGGGAAACGAGAATCTACGGAAGCACGGTACATATCATATATTGCTGATCCAGTTTTTGCTTGATCGTGACCCGTATTGTTCTCTGTGGCAAATCCTGAAATTTCATCGAGGATAACGCAAAGAACGTTGTATCCTTCCCAAGACTCTCTTTCAGAGTGACCAGAGTGACATGTAATAGATTTATCAAATGCAATAGAGGATGCCTTCGGGGAGAACTTGCCTTGGAACCAGGGGGAACCCAAGATACGTTTCTTAAAGTTCTCAAAGAAAACATTCTTTGCCTGTTCAGCGTTAATAGCAATATTAAGAATATCAATGGCATCACCGTGGGGTTTACCATAATACCTTGCAGGATCCTTTAGGCATAGTAATAAATAAACCATGTAAGCAACAGCAATGGTTGACATATAATCTTTTCCAGATCCTTTGCCCAACTGTAAGATAACTTCATTACAGGTTTGTTGCCACCTGTTATTTGCCTCTTCATCGCCATAAAGATTTATAAGAGTTTCTTTTTTATAAATTTGACTCATTGCACGAATAGATTGGTACTGATACTGAGACAATGGAGGAAGACCAAGATAGTGATCGCTTACAACAAACTCTTCGATCATTACAGGCTTTTCATCAAACTCATCGCCAACCAAAAGGTCTAGCATGTCTTCAAACATTAAAGCTCCTCTGCTTGACCGCTAACGTCACTTAATTTTGAAAACACTAACGGCTTACAATGAGCACACTTAGAAACAACCTCACGAATAATTTCTACAACTATTCTTTGCTTATCTTCTGTCTCAATAATCTTTTCTGCCATTTCATTGTTATCTAGCACACCAGCTTTTTGCAACATGTCCATTTGTTTTTGTTGAACATCAGCAATTAGTTTTAGGGCTGCTGTCTTTTGTGGAAGCTGAGCAGTTCTGTCTGCTTCTTCTACAACTGCCCAAGCCTCTTTAATAAGCATAGAATAGTGCTGATCTGCACCACTAAGAGCTTCTCTTGCTCTAATTTGGATCTGTCTATCGCTATGGATTACAGATCTCCATTCATTTAAATACTCTACAACATCTGCTCTTTTATAGCCAGTTGAACTAGCAATTTGTGACGGGTTTGTATTGCCTTTTAGGAACTCTGAAACAACAGAGTTGATCTTTTCCCATCTATCTGCTAGTTCTATTTCTGACATTACTTCACAACCTTTTTCTTCTTAGGTTTAATTATACCCTTAAAATCCCATAAATAAAAGGACCTGTACCCAGTTGGACCAATAACATCAATCCATTCCATTCCTGATTCAGTATTTTTTACATACTTTTCAAATTTGAATTCTCCACGAACATTCTTTATTTTAACTAATGTCCCTGGCGTTACTAAATCTTTTCCATGGGTATACTCAAGCTTTACGTCCCAAACTGGATTATATTTAATCTGTGTACGTTTTTTAGCCATTTATCTATAGCCACCAGCAGTTGGAGCCCATACAGAAACATTGCCAACTGTCCAACTTCTTGTTAGAACATTGCCACAGCCCTCACACTGTTGATGATCTCTATCATCTACTCTTACATTTGCTTTTTCTATAGTCTTGTCACACTCAAGGCAGGTGTATTCATATGTTGGCATTATTTGCCCTCTAATCTATTAATTTCATCATTAATGTAAAAAATTGCTTTTTGCAAATCCTCAATCTGTCTCTTATCATCTTTTATACCTGCTCGCCACAAGTACTTAAAGGCATTGCCAATATTAAAGTTTCTATGGCGTGTAATTTGAATACACTCAACCCCAGAAGGATCGCTTGTATAGTGAAGTGGATGATTTACTTGATCTACCTCAATATGAAACTTTTCTTTTTCTTTATACTCAAACATTCAACTCTCCATATATTTCTTTTAATCTAGGGATAGCATATGTTTCTGCAAGTGTTTCCCAGTTCCATCGCTTGTGAATACTAATAGACTTTTCAAAACTATCCTCGAACTCATTTAGATGATTATTATACACCATACGCATTTGTTTTTTCAAGCTTTCCTTGCGTGGCATATAAACATTTCCAAGATATGTTTCTTTTAAGTGTTCTGGAATTCTATTGGGAACTGGAACAATGTCGCTATCAATCTTAAATTTAATATCATCCTTATACTCTGCCCACTCCCAAGTTGTAATGGTTGGCATTCCAGTTGCCATAGCTTCTAGTGGCATCATGCCAAAGCCTTCACCCCATGAAGGATAGATAAAGCAGTGAGTGTTGTGCAAAATTTTTAAGTAGTCGTAAAAAGAAACAGACTTCTTTATTGTTTTAACATTTTTGTATGCAACCTCTGGACTTACTAGTTTTCCAGATCCGTCATCTACCTGAATGGTATGTCCCTGGTCATATGTCTTAAGAATTAAAAACACGTTATCGTCATCTGCAAACTCTTCCAAGAAAGCCTCTACAGCAATCTGACCACCCTTTCTAACATAAGGCTCTCCATTATGTAAAAAGAAAAACTTTTCGTCTTGAAGTTTTCTTTTTGCTGGAATAAATTTTCCAGAAACACCATGAGGAAATACGTTAATCGTGCCATCATACTTTTTCCTAAAAACTTCTGCAGCCCAAGTAGAAGCAGTCCAAAGTTCGTCACCTTTGCTTATGCACTCTGCCCACCTATCTGATATTTCAGAAGTTTCATGGCAGGAGTAAAGGATATTATATGATCCAGAAAACAAGACATGGCTATCTGGAACAGCATAAGATAAATTAATCTTGCTTGATAGGTCAAAAGTGGTTACCCCTACGCCATTACTAACAAATGCGTTAGTCATATTTGTAGCTGCTAAAGGATATCCCATATCCTGTTTACCAAAATCTCCACGCATGTTTACACCGCTAAGATTTATTCTCATCTTTTCTTCCATGTTCTCTGATCTCTCATTAGTCCAAATTCAGTTAGGTATCTGAATATAGTTTGGTGACTTGTGTCACATTCTTTTGCAATTTCTTGTATAGTTTTTTTATCTACTTGATATCTTTTGGTTAGCCACACCTTTGACTGATATAGTTTTGCTGCCACTCTAACGCTCCGTAAGCTTATTAAATGCATAATAAGCAATTCCTGTAGCATCGCCAACATCATTGTCTGTGACATCAATACTAAACTTATTAATAAAGTAGTTCATTGTCTTTTGCTTTCTACGCTCTCTAATTGTAGCCTTGTACCAACTAGCAGATTTGTCAGGAAACTCTTGTTGAATCGCAAGCTTGTCTGCCTTTGTAGGATTCTTATTTCCAATAAAAGATTGCCATTGAACAGGAGCAACTGTAATTACTTTTGTTTCTGGTCTAAGGATTGCAGATAGAGCAGCACCAACAATCATAGCAATTTTTAATCCTGCATCAGCTGACCTAACCATAATTGCAGACTCAATAGCTACATAGTCAGGTGTGACAAGTTTAGACAAAGCCTGGGACTTAATATGTGCATCTCTTACCTTTTCATAGATATCAGATCCAACTATTGGCAACTTGCCCATTCTTGTTGGCTTACCATCTTCAAACAAACAAAAAGCTATGGAGGTTGTTGATGCATCAATTCCTAATACTTTATTTGCGTGGTGTTTTTTTAGTGCTGCTAACGACATTTTGCATTACCTCCAATGCTATATTTTTTTTATTTTTTCTTTCTTGTATTTGGCAAAGTTCACATTTATCATCTGGATTGTATCTACTTAACGGAGAACCACAACCACAAACTCTTTCTTCTCCACGAAGCCTTGCTCTTTTTTGATAATACTTTTCCATGATTCTTTTATTTGTAGATATTCTACAACACTCATTAGAACAGTACTTTTGATTGTGTGTCTTAAAGTTAAATTCATTAAGACATTCCGCACAAACTTTTAGCACTGGCTTCTCACCACTAGGGGATCTATCTTTGTTCTACCATCTGGTCTTTCTAGACAAGCAGCAGATACTGGACAATAATTGCAAGGTCTTCCACCCTCTTTAAATGGACGCTTGATATTCTTTTTTTCTTCCCAAGCTTTTCTAACTTCTCTCATCCAAGTAAAGATGTAGTCTGAGTAATCAATATTCTCTTCTGACATCACAACTGGAACGATTGCAATTTCGTGAGTGTTCTTGTTCTCATACAGTAAGAATCCTTCATTCAAATCTAAGGCTTTCATGTAGATAAGTAACTGAACTATGTGGCTATCAGCACCAGTTGATGTATCTTTTCTTAAAGAGTATTGCTCATCTTTAATTGTTTTAATTTCGCCAACAACATCTTCTCCGTCAGCATCTATAATTAAATCAACAAAACCACGAATAGGTGGGTCAACAAGCTTAATTTCTTTTTCTATTTCTTTTAGGACACCAGTCTTCTCAATAACCTTTTGCAATCTTGTATGAGCATCTGTTCCATTATCCATTGCAGCAACGCCCTGAGCGTTAACTGTTTCTTTAAATTCAGCACCGTCAAAGGCAATTGACCAGTATCTTGGACAAGTACCATGACCATAGCCAACTGTTGATGGGGAAAAGGTGGTCTTCTTCTTAAAACCATTAGATGTTCTACCCTGCAGATAAGCCCTACCAATAGAAAGCCTAAACTTTTTTGGATCTAGCTTTGTGTTTCTGGGCTTGCTTGTTAGTGTCTTTATTAAATTGTTTACCATATCAGGCTCCTAAGTTATATCGTGCTACATACTTTAATGCATCTACCACTTTATCCAAGGAGTCCTTAGTCGTATAGTAAATATTTTTCTTTGTGTGATTAATACTTCCCGTTGGACCTTTGCCAACAGTTGTGTAATAAGTCGCAAGAATACCAAACTTGGCACTCATTGCTTGAAGTTTTCCAATAAGAGCTACCGCTTGAACTGATGGGATGTCTGGCTTCATCATAATCTTAACAATCATTGCCATTGCCTCATCTAGATCTTTATCACCCATAAATTCATGGATGTCATTAAACTCAGTTACCTGATTAATATACTCAAGGGTTGATTCCATTTGCTCTCTCCAATAAATCTTCTAAAGCAGCCCATTCTATTACCGCTAATCTTATCTTATGTGTCTCTCCGATTGCTAGAAGCAATGCTGGATACTTGTTCTTGTCCGTCTTTAATGTGTCTGTAACTATTTTAGACCAAACCTCTTGATTTATTGTAAAGCTTTTTGCGGATTCTTTTACATCTACAACAAACTCCTCTGTTGATCCATCAGCCTTTTGGTACTGTCCACGACCTGAATTTTTATGAGCCTTAGCACCAATCTTTTTTAGCTCTCCACGCTCGCTCATATTTTAGCCTCATTTGCGTGACCAGAAGAACAAACATAAACAAGAGTCATTTTGTCTTCATCTAAAACCGCATCGTTAACAGGCTCCATGCAATCTTGGCAAACAAATGTTCCGCCCACTTCGAATCCTTTAGATTCTTGCTTTGGGGTAACTTTAATAAAGTCATTTGGGTCTATCATAGTTTTGAGTAAACCATACTTTCAAGAGTATCAAAAATTTCTGGGTTGTCTCTAACATGCTCAACTACTTTTGCACGACCTTGGAATCTTTCATCAAGAACTGTGTACCAGGCACCACCACGTTCAATGATTCCCATTAACTCTGCAGTGTCAACAAGGTCTGCCACCCTGTCTACACCAACATGATCTCCTTGGAAGTAGAAATCATAGGAGCCACCAATAAATTGAGGTCCAGTCTTATTGTAATCAATGGTCCAATTTACAGGACGACCAACCTTTTGCTCAATGAGCCTGTCTCCAACAGCAATCTTATCTTTAATAGAACTGGCTTCAGATTCTGAAGACCACAACTTTACAATTGTGCTAGAAAAGAACTTAACAGCCATACCACCAGTAGGAATATGAGTGGCGTGCATTCCACCAAAGCTGTTACGTT